AACAAAGCAGCTAATGGATTACCATCCATCCAACCGCCGATACCTTTAAGGGCATTAAACATCATCATTTTGATTATCATCCTTGCTATATCTGCAATTATCGAACGAGCAAATTCCTTGAATTTAATTTTTCCAGTCATTACAAAATTAGTTAGAGCATCTTCCATTCCCTTGAACGCATTAATAAATACGTTTTGAAGATGTTCTCCTTTATTACCTAAACTATCAATATACTTACCAAGATCTGTTTCACCTTCTCCCTGCAATGCTTTCTTCATATCAGGGAACTTAAATTCCTTGATACCAACCTTAAATTCCTCTATCAACTTATCTGATATAGCTTTGTTCCCATCAGCAATAGCTTTAGACCATTTTTCAATATTTTGTTCTAACGTACCTATTTTTAAATCATGGTCTGCTTTGAAATTATCATATAAACCTTTGTACCAGAACTTATCTTTATTTTTAGGGTCATGGGATGGTTGCCTAATTGTCTTTTCATACAAATTCATTTCTGCTTTCCATTTCGCTATTTCTTTATTTAATTTCTTTTGCAATTCCTTAATTGCCTCTTCATCACCTGCTGCTGCTTTGCCTGGTAAACCTTTTTGCCTTGCTTCCCATCTCTTATACCAATAAATAGCAGTTGCTATTCCAGAAGCCAAAGCAATCCAAGGATTAACCATGCTAACAATATTTAATGCTGCCATTGCTTTCTTAACACCAATTATTGCCCTACCCATTGCAAACCACGAAGCATTAAGTTTCACTATTTGAGCAATAAGCAAGCCAATACCTGTTGTTCCAGCTATAACTGCCAAAGCACCTAAAAGATCTAGTAAGTCTCTCTTGATAAATTTAATAATTGCAAGAATCGCCTCACCTGCTTTTACTCCAGCGTCAGCAAGGTTCTCAATAACAGGAATTAATTCTTCTAACAAATCAGCCTGAATAACTTGGAACTCAGCTCCAAGAGGCTTTAACTTCTTACCTAACTCAACTCGTAAGGCGTTCATCTTAATGATCGCTCTCATCCCAGCCTCTTCAGGAGAAGCTGCTATATCTGCTGCAACCTTTGTAAAATCAACACCCAATAACATCACAAACTCCCATAGCTCATTCAATCCAACTTCTCCTTTTTTCAACGCATCTTGTAAATCCGCAGTTGACTTGTAAATATCCTTGTTAGCCTCTTGGAATTTCGTTACTGCACCTGGAAATCTTTCACCGAGTTGCCCAGAAAGCTCTTCAGCACTGACGCGCCCCTTTGAAAATATCTGAACCATCGCAGTGACGGCAGACTTAACATCTTCCGAAGTTCCAGCAGTACCTTTAATTGCAGCCGTAATATTATGGAACGCAATAGCAGCATGTTCAACTGTTCCTCCTGCTCCAACAACAGCAGCAGTTAGACGTGTCATTCCCCTTGCTGCAATCTCTTGCGGAACATTGAATCTCTGAGTTACTAATTCTGCTGTAGCTAAAGCTTTCTTATAATTCTCAGCAGAACCAGCAGCAGTTTCTAACGCAATATGTAATTTCGCTATGTCAGAAGCGTAAGTTGCAGAACCTCCTATGAATTGAGTAATAGGTTGAGCAATTTGACTACCAACCAAACCGCCTGTCACTGCACCACCAGGACCACCTAATAAGCCTCCTAACGCTGCACCTATTCCACCACCTGCACCACCAAAATAAGTTGCACCTAATATTGACTGCCCTGTACGCATTAAGTTCTTACCCTTAAATTTATTTGAATTCAGTTTCGATAACGCCTTATCAGTTGAGTTAATTGCTTTGGTGGCATTTCTAAACGAAACACTTGTTGGGTCAAGACCGTTTCTTATTTCATCTAATTTTGCTCGTTGTTTTGTAAGACTATTAATGTTTAAATTTTGAGCCTTTGTACTTTTACGAACTCGAAGCAAATATTGATCTAAACTTTCTACTGTTTGCTGAATAGCATTAGGGCCAGCCCCTGCTTGCTTCATTGCAAAAGAAGGATCATAAATAGCTAAAGCTCCACCACCTTTAGACTGCCCCCCTTTAGCTATCATTGCACCTGTGGCTGGATCTCTAGTACCAGCAACCTTTCCTCCTAGTCTTATGCTTTTTTCTTGTGCCTTAGTTACACCTTTTATTCTCTTTTCATACTTTTCCAATTCGAGATTATATTCTTCAGTTACTTTGTCTAATTCTTTCCTTGTATCTATTTGTGCTGAAGAATTAAGAAGTAAATTCTTTTCATCCCTAGCTAATTTGCCAATTTGATTTTGATAACCTGTTTTTGTCTTAGGAAATTCAGGGGCAGGGGCATCAATAAATGACGGTAAAAATTTGCTTTTTCCATAACCTTTCTTCTGAGTGCCACGAAGAGGCATCCCATAGGTTAAATCAGTTTGATATTTTGCTAAGTCCTTTGACCACTCATAAGTACCAAAAGGCCCATAAGGAACAGGAGTAGGATACTTAGTTTTTTCACCATATTGAGGCATAAAGCTAAAAGCTCTTTCCCTCGATCCTTGCCCTTTCATCTCTCCCTTCATCTTCTTCCACTGTGGAGCTTCAAAAAGCCATTTAAGAAACTGCCCCGTTCTAGGTAATGCTTTATATTCATCTAATTCTGGAGTTGGAAGCAATCCTTCTGATCTAACCCTCATCGTTCCACCACTCTCAGGCCTTTCAGAACTCTCGCCCCCATAGCCTCTATTCCACATCGACTGTCTATGCTGTTCAAATTGATCTTGAAGTCGCCTACCCCTTCTTTCCCTGTAACTTTTCTCTGCTAAATCTTTATCAGACCAAGCATCTTGAGCTTCAATAGTCTGTGTATATTTATTAGTTGCTGTCTTTAATTGATTTAAAATATCTCGATATTGTTGTGACTGTAAAGTTATTCCTTTACTTGCCTCAGTCTGACCATTTAAAGCCTCAGTTAATAATGCAATAGTGTCATTATGTGTATCTACTGTAAATTGTTTAACGCCTCTAAAGCCATCTGGGGCATCCTTCCCAAATCCACCTGTTCTTTTAGTGAAATAATCAACAGCAAGAAGTTGAGCAAGAGTATCCGCAGTCGTCTTTCCCCTTTTATCATCGAATTTTTTTCCAGTCTTTAAATCCCTACCAACCAAGCCTTCTCTCATCCCAGCGAAAGGCAATAGCCTAGTTCTCCCGCCCGAACTACCAACACCTCTTTCTATATCTATTTGATTTTTTAAAGCACTATTTAATTTATTTATATCTCTTGTTAGACGAGAATAACTAGCACCTGTACTAGACGCATTTGTTCTGATTTTCTCTAAAGCACTTATCTGCAACCTCATTCCATTAGTTGTATCCTTTGTCGCCCGACCTAAATTTTTGACAGCTACTCGTTGTCTATCTAATTGAGTTTCAGTAAGTTTTAAATTCTTTTGTAATTTTCCAAGTTCATTCCTTAAATACTCAACTTCACCTGTACCTTGAGCCTCTAAACGAATTTTTAGATCAGCAATTGTTTGTCCTACAGCCATTATTTTGACTCCTTCTTACTAAATTCCTTAAGTGCCGCAGTTTCCATAATTTGAAGTCCTTCCAATACCTCAGTGCGGTCTTTTATATTGTAGAGGTCAAATAGACCTCCAGCTACTAATAATACTTCATATTTTAATCCAACATACCCAGCCATTGAGACAGCCCATTGAGTTTGCATCCGTAAAAATAAAATAACTGTCTCCCAATTACAGTCCCACACCTCAAATTCATCCTTCACTTCTGGACTTTTAGGAATCTCAATTCCGAACGCTTTTGCATCCTCTTGAGTCATATCTTCTACTTGCTTGCCGCCAGAAGTCCAATAAATAGCGGCCTTTGTTAGTTTCCCTCCTTACCTGTTGTATAAAACTTTTGAAACGCTTCGACAACACCAGCAACAAAATCAACGTCTTCCGAAAATTCTTTTAACGTGGCTTTGGTGAAAGGGATCTCAGTTCCATCTTCTTCTGAAATATCACTCCAACCAACAACAATCTTTTCTAAAGCCTTATCTTCTTCTGCTTCAGTGAAAGCATTTAACTCTTTTTTTGTTAATCGTTTGAATTTAACAGTACATGTATCTGTCTCAAACTCACCAGGATTTGTCTCAGAAGGACGTTTGATTTCAACAGGCCAAGGATAGGCTTTTGACTTTCTACGGATAAATGCCATAAAAAATAATGATATGCCTTATTACAATAGCCCAAAAAAAGGGGGGTATAAACCCCCCCATGCTTAGAAGTGACGATTTAGCTACTCAAAAGTGAGACTAAACTCGTTATCCCCTGCTGAAGAAGGAACCATTGTGAAAGGTACTTCCCACATAGCGATACCATCTTCTTCACCGTAAGTAATCGCTCCCAAATCGCAACGATTCTTATCAGCAGTAAGACCTGACTGAACTGTGACTTTATTAAGAGTAGTAGTTCCATGAGTGAAACTAATCTCACCTAAAGTTCCATCTGCAAGTGCAGCAGCAAATGGGTCAAACTGTTGACTACCACCACTAGCTAAGTTGACAGCTTCAACTGTTACAGAACCAGTAATGTTTCTATTGGTGATCAACACTTCAGGGCTACCACCAACCAACTCACGATAAACAACCTCATTACCAATATCTAATGAGAAGTTGCTCATCTGCAAACCTGTCTCTCCAAAGATCTTGAAGCCAGTAGTGTTGCCATTATCAAACAACACTGGATCTGCTTGCTTGTTGTAAGTAGGAACTAATGCAGTTGCGTCAGAAGGAGCTATGTAAACTCCAGTAAAAGTAAAATCGATAGTAGGAATTTCACCAACAGCACAAGTGATAGAAAAACTTCCTTTTGCTCCTTTTACAGTGTGCTGAACACCATCAATGTTGTAGAGAATACTAACTGTAGTAGCAGCAGTGGAGTTTGGAATAAATAAACACTTGTCATCGGTTGCTGATCCACTACTTGAAAATGCACAAGCTTCAAGACACTCTCCATAATTAGGAGCAAGGTCAGCATCAGTACCAGCACCAACACCTGCCATTTCAACAGAAAAGGTACAAGAAACTCTGGTGTTTGCTTGAAGCTGTTCGCTGGCTCCAAAATAAGGTCTGACTAAATCACGACTTACAACATCACTCTCCTGTGGAGTAATACTTAAGTCACGAACTAGAAGACAATTGGCCTGACCTGGAGCATTGTAAGTTCCAGCAGTTGTTTCTTTTAGAACAGCAATAACTCGTTTGCGTGTTAATAAAGCCATTAGTAATTACCTTGATTGAGATTAAAGAAGGGAAAAGCATCCCAACTTTTTTCAAGAATTTCAATCAATATCATAGACAACGTGCCTTGTTAGGGGTCAAGAAAGACTGCCATAAGTAGTTCTATAGTCAACTTCAAATTCACACATAATCAAGCCTGCTGGTTGATCTGCCTCTATCAACTCAAACGTAGTAGTAGAAGGACGTATATCTATCGCTAAACCACCTACCGTAGGATCAGTCAATAATTTGGAATGTAAACTTTCAATCGTTGCATCAGCAAGATTATCTGGGATTGTCCCTCTTGCGATGACAACCACTCTTACTCTTAAAGTCCAATCAATATGACCTGTAGTACCTCGAATACTAGGTTGATCATTAGTCCATTCAACAACAATTGCTGGTGACTCTGCTCTAGTAGTAGGTTCTGCTCTTGATCGATAGATGCGAGTTCCAACTCCAGTTGTGCCAGCAAGAGTTGTTTTTAATGCTGCTAAGATCCGTTCTCTTTTACTTGCCATGAGTTAAGTCTTCATTAATGACAAAATACAAAAAGTCCCGTCATCTACCTTTCTAACACTACGCACCGTATATTTTATTGCATTTACAGTCAAAGCCGATTCAAATGCAAGTTCTCCTAAATCAGAATTTTTTGCAGTTAACTGATAATCAGTAGTTAGGACAACACCATCAGCAATAACTTCATCAGGTTGTTCAAGAATACCTTTGTAATTCGTACCGTCATACACAACGGTATCGGAAAAATCATCTAAAAATACATCTATATTTTCAAGAAAAGCCATAAAAAAAAAGCCCCTAAAAAGGGGCTATATAAAATTAACCGTACTTCTTCAAGCCCAAGCCATTTACAGCAAAATGGAAACTAGGAGTGCTGCCGCCAAGTGTGTATTTAATACGCACATAACGCTTGCAAGAATCCTTGTTTATTCCAAGTTTTTGCTGAGAAGCTGAACCTGTTACTTGAGTGAAAGCTGCACCAGTAATAGCTGCCCAACTGCCAGATCCAGATGCTGAATCTTCAATTGTTACATCCATTGTAGGAGAGGAACCTGTTCCAGCAGTGGAATCAAGAATCCATAGCACTTCACCATCATAATCTCTTAAATCAACCGCATTACTTTGACCAGTAGCAGTACGAGCCGCACCGATATGACCAGCAATTAGATCAACTTTTCCGAGATTCTGTTGAATAACTGACATTTTAAGCTGCCTCTTTTGGAGGAGTAGAAGGTTTAACTTTGGGGGCCGCAACCTTCTTTGCAGCAGGCGCAGCTTTCTTAGGAGCAGCTTCAACGACTAATTCAGCCTTGTTGCTGCTAAGTAACATTCGACCTACGTTCTCTTCGACTTCAAGTGTGGAGCCAGCCTGCTTTGGCAGGCCAGCTATCATCACTCCTCTGATGAGTTTTACCTTCATCAGTTTATGATCCGAGGCAGAAAGCAGTTGGCTGTTTAACACCGAAGTCCACATCTTGTAATGCAACTATTCTAATGCTTCCTGACTTAGACATTGCATAAGGATCAACAGTCAAATCAAGACCAGACCAGAACGCAGCTATCAACTGACTAAAGTCACCGAATAAGCAGTCGTTGTTTGTTAACTGGTTAGAAACAATTACTGGATAACCATTGATTTCATTGTTCGCAAAAACAAATTCACCTGATCCAGCATCTTTCTTAACGCCTTTCAATCCACCTCTAGCAGTCGCATTAACGATGTACTTAAGTGCGCCTTGATCAGCATTAGCAACAGCAACGTCCGTTTCCATTGCAATCATCTCAAGAAAAGTACCAACACCAGTAACTGTTGAAGTACCAATACCAGTTGTATTCGTAATACCAGTTGGCTGGTTAGATGAACCTGTTCCGTAGATAGCAGCAGTATCTAGAGCAAGAGCAATTTGCTTCGCAATATCATTACGAACCATTGTCTCAACAGAAATGCTTGACTGAAGAAGAAGCTTTCTTGTGTAGTCAGTAGTAGCACCAATTGTCTTAGGTGTAAGGTTCACCTGATCAAAAGCCTGTTGGCCTTCAGTCACGTCAGATCCTTCGCCAACCCAATACGCAGTTGTAGCAGAAGTTTGTCTTGGAATACTGACATTACCAGAAAGACCGTTCAGCGTTGTAACGCCTGCCTGCATTACAGCCATCCGATTTCTCAAGATGTCTATAAATGAACCAGCTAAAAGCTCAGTCTCAACTAAGTTTCCACCAGCAGTTGCTGTGCCAACATTTAAGTCTCTTGTATATCCCTGAAGAACTTCATTAGGAACCAAGATTCCAGAAGCAGGCTTGTCATAACGCTTTGCAGCTTCTTCAGAAACTTCACGCTCAAAAGCAGCAGCTTCTTGTGCGTTTCTATCTGTTGGATTAGCTAATGCTGTAATAGCTCTAAGGAAAGAAAAGCGTTGTACTTCTTTTGCCTCTAAACCAACTTCGTTGGAACTTGGATTCATGTCAGTTGACCGTATAGGAGTGTTGCTTGACTCAGACCTTTTAGAAATTAGGTCAAGGATTTCACCGTTGACTTCACTAACAGACTTGTTGTCTTTAATGAATCCTTGGGTGAGGTCGTCTGCGCCATGCTGGCGACAAACGGCATAAATAGTAGAAGTACGAACTTGCTCTTCTTCAAGCGCACGTTTTACTTCAGCAGCTACATCTACTTCAACAGATCTCTCTGCTGTTTCGACGACAGCTTCTGGAGCTTCTACGGCAGGAGCCGTATCCACCACAGTTTCTTGTGATTTTTCTTCCATAGATGGAACCGAGGGTGATGCGGTTGTTGCCGCAGAACGTATCTCCTCTTCAGGAGATTTGTTATCAATATTAATAGTATTAGGTTGTGAGGGGTCAGACAAATCTTCTTCAGATGAGATTAGCGACCTTCCTATCCCAACTGTAGGGTCAGCAGGAATTGGAGTTACGCTAATTTCATGCACTAACCAGTCATCTGCAACGAACTCTCCGTCCTTTTCTTCTATATTTTTTATTTGATAACCAAACGAAATTCCACGCAAAATACCATCTTTAACATCTTCTAAGACTTCAGAAGCAAATTTATTGCGTGAAAAACGCACTTTTGCATAAGCTCTCTTTTTATCCTTGTCAATATATGCCCGTTCAACTATTCCTATATGGCGATCTGGATCATGGTTCCAAAGTAACGGAGCAGCACCCGAATTTAAACGACTGAAATCAATAGAAGTGTCATCATGTTTTAACACTTCTTTACCAAAATACCTTTCTACTGGGTATTCAGAACTGAAAGGAAATTCAAAAGTTCGACCTTTGCCGACACTTCTGAACTCTGTCAGTTCTGTTCTTTGGAATTTTTCAGAAGGATCTCTCCTCTTTATAGATGTTTCTTGTTCCATGTTTTCAGAAGAACGAATTGGGCTGATTTTAGTCAAAGTGCTGAACTTATGACCAGCATAAGTATCATCAGTTTCTTTATTATCCCTGTAAATCTTTATTAGTGCAGCAGGATCATCTTCTGTACCATTAATTGTAAAACTACTATTTGGAACATTAATAGAACCATCTTTAGTAATTTTTGTAATCTTGCCTTCTGCTCTGCCACCTGAAGAAGACCAAGAAACAAAATCACCAACACTTAACGCATTAGGTTCTGCTCTTTCGTTTTCGGTAGACATAGTTCGTTCCCTAGCTTTTTTGATTGAATTGGATTTTGATCTGGACCATGTTTGCCCAGCATCACCACCCCATGCGGCCCATGCTACCCGACCTTTTGAAGGATAACCCTCGCCAGGACGAAAACCTTTGCCTGTTTTGTCTGATTCGTGTCGTGCGAACCATGCGTTCATTGTAATAACAACATCAGCAGACATTTCATTACCACTCAATATCTGAGTGGCTCTCCTTGCAGCATCGTCAGTACCGCCAGCTTTGCCATCTGATTTCCATTCTTTATATCTCTTTGCTTCAGCCTTCATTCCTGAAGTAGGACTCAAATTAATATCAGTCCCATTTACATTTGCCATTACTTCTTCCTCCTTTTACGAACAGGTTTGATCTTTTCTTCAGTTTGATCTACCTCCAATGCAAGTTCTTGTTGCACTGGCTCAAACTTAAGATCCTTATCTAATGTTATATCTAAATTATTTGCAACTTCTTGTTCTCTAGATAACTCAGCAGCTATATCGTCATAATCTCCACCACTTGTTGCAGCAATAACTTGTGATTTAGTCATATAACCTGCTTGCTCGGCTTCCCTATAAGCCCTTACCTCTTTCAACGGATCTACATAGTGTTGTGCTGGTGGGGTCCATCTTGGTTTGCAGTATCTCATTGGCCTTGTTGAATAATCAGCAAAATCAAGCTGACCACTTAATACAGCTAATGAAAGCCACTCTTTAAAAACCCGATAATGGAAATTATCAATTAAATAACGTTGAACAAATCTCCAATGCTCTCTATCTTCCAGCAAACTCAATCTTGAACTTGAATAGTTAGTTTCACTGAAATCCTTACTTATCGTCTCAAAAGAACAACCAAATCCTGTAGCAAATCTACGAATTTTATTCTTGACGAACATTTCATATTGCTGGCTTGGATAATCAATATCTGGAACATGCACAGATTCGCCTGGCATGAGGTAGTTCCATTGTCCTGGTTGAAAATCTTGAACTCGTTGTCCAGTCTCAACGTCATCACCAATCAACTCCCCCTCATTATTTTGCACGAACCCCATTATGCTCGCGGCTGCTCGCGCTCTGATAACGGCTGCTTCCTCGTAGCCCTGCAATTGGTGGGCATCTGCCATCACACTATGGAACCAAGGAACACCCCTGTTCTGACCTGGCCTTTCAGGCATAAATAAATGAATAACATCACTTGCTGGTAAGAAAACATGATCCTTTCCAGCATTTGTAGGATTTATATAATAAGCATCACCTGGATGTCTAGTTAAAATTGCATACCTTTTTGGCCTGCCCCACTCATCAACTTCGACACCATTTCTCCACTCATTATTTTTTCCAGTTACTTTGCCGTTATATTCCTCATCTAACAAATCACTTTCAATCAATTGCAAAGCTAAAGGAACACCACTATTTCCAAATGGCTTACGAACAATTCTAAATATTGCCTCTCCAGATTCAGGTAATGCTCCAGTCGCTAACCATTCAAACTGGTGGAAACTATGACGACCTGCTGTATCACAATTTTCTGGCCTGCACCAATCAGCCCATGCTTCTTCAATTACTTTATTAGCTCGCTGATCCCTTTTATTACCTCTTACTTGAGTAACCAAAGACTGAAACTTCATTCCAGTTCCAACAACATTTATCTGTGTCGTTCTTTTGGCTTGCTTTGCATAAGGATTATTTCTTACCATCTCCCTACTTCTATCTCTTAGCTTCCTCAGACTTCCTCTGATTTCAGCGTCAGCACTTAACTGACTACTCATCCAATTAGCAGTTAAACGATCTGATACTGCACCTGCATACGCTCTTATTTGCCTTTTTGGTCTAACTATGTCTGAAACAGCAGATTGAGCAAATCCCTCACCTGAAGTCCAGAAGCCTTTCCAAGCATTTACAATTCCCATTGGTTTTCTCAGTTAAAGCGAACGAACATGTTACGAGGGTTGCCACGACCATTAGCAACCAATTCAGCAGCTTCTTCCCTCTTTAGTTCTGCTTTTAATTTTGATTCTAATAGTATCAATTCTTCCATCTCATATTTCTTTGCTGATCTAGTACCAATCTTATATTCCTTAATTACTCCTCCAGCAGCTAAATTCCTAATTGCTGTTTGAACTAAATCTAAATCTTTAGCTATTTGGCTTCTGCCATCAAACGGTTTAAACGTAGTACCTGTATAAGCAAGGCTAGGTAAAACTTTTACTTGTCCACTATCAATAGTCTGCTTCTCATTACTTGATTTATCTGCTACAGCTTGGTAATACCAATCTCCTTCTGCAAAAGTAGCTGTTACAGCAGCAGAAACAGTGAATTGCCAACCAGACAAATAAGCACTACTTGTAACAGTTGCACCTTCAGAAGACTTGTTAGTTCTCAAATAATATGTAACTGACCAATCAGGACTGCTTATAGCGTTACCAAAAACATCTTGTTTCTCCGAATCTCGCCACTGAAGTATGTCTCCAGCACGAATTTTAGAAGGAATAGCCATAATTAATTACCAATTAGCGACAAAACTACGCTTTTTAGATGCTTTTTGTCGTTTTAATTGTAGCGAAGTATCCTTACTAGGCTCCTCTGGTTTCCTACGCTTTTCTAACTGATCCCATATAGTTCTTCGGTCATATTTCTGTTGAAACCTTAAAAACGCTGCCCAAGCATAAACAGCTTCATCTAATGCTTCGTTTCTTGCTGAACTTTTCTTAACCCAAATCCTTTCTTGATAACCATTCTTATATCGTAATACCTGTCTTTCAGCAGTTAATTCTTCAAAATAATCTTGCGTAATTGTTGGAAAAAAGTGAATATACCCTTCACCAATTTCTGCATCTCTCAATTTATTATGCAAAGTTGTTTTTATTACATCAGTGCCAAGAGGAAATAATTTCACACCTCGTTTTAATGCCTTTCCAGAAAAAGTTATATCTTGTGCTGTTGGTTTACCTAACGCTGGCTTATTTTTTTGACTTGCACCCTTAATACCAATCAAACCTAAATGAGATCTTTCCCTAACGTACTGGTAAACCTCTTGAGTAAAGTGACCTCCAGTATCTATGGCTGCACTCTCAATCTTTAATTCATATCCATCTTGACATTTATATTTACTCATCAAAACCTCATCCATTTGTTTCCATAAGTCTGCTCTTGCAGGAGATCCGTAAATTACTTTCCTATCCACAAGGAACATCTCTTCATTCCTACCTATTCCCCAAATACTCATAGATAAACGATCATCTTGCACGTCACATCCCATACATAGAACTAAAGCTTCATTTGGCGGTACTCCTTTCTCATACTTAGATTCTGCTGCACGTTCCATAAGAGCTTCTGCTCCAACCTTAGAAGCGTATTCGTCTTCCCATGTTTCTCCCAAAACAGTATTAATCCACGTTTTTAATTGCTCTGGATCTTGTTTACTCTCCAGAAACTCTTCAACTAAATTCGACCAGCTTGCATTTGGTGAGTAGGAATAAGCAGCCCAAATATGAAACCCAACATGTTTACCATTACCAGGTTGAGTAGGTCGCCACTCACCACGTTCTACCATCCACCTCTTTTTATTATGAGGAATATGGTATTTACAATGCTCACATTCGTAAGCAGCAGTTGAAGGATCATTCTCTTTAACAGTTGCAATCAAATTAGGCCATTTCAAATACTGCATGTGACTGCATTTCGGACATGGCACGTAGTATCTCTGCTGGTTTGTCTGATTAAATAGCTTCTCAATCCTGCTGAAATCTTTTATGGTCGGCGTACTTCCAGCAACTATTTTTCTATTCCAGAAATATTCTGTCCGTCTAATACCCAGTTTGATTTGATCTCCTTCTGATCCTGCCCCCCCAATTGGATAACCATCCGTCTCATCAAACAAGACTATTCTTCTACTTACCCTCCTGAATCCTGTAGGACTATTTGCACCTACCAAAGATAATGTCCCACCTGGGTATTGTTTCTGAAGTAACGTGTTAGTTGAATCTTTTGCTCTTGCATCACTCACCAAACCTTGTAAACATTTAGTGTCCCGAATCATAGGTGCTATCTCCTCTTTCGAGTAACCAGTTGCGTCCTGTATGGTTGGTTGTACGACCATTATGGAGCAGGGGTCTTGATGAACATGGTACGCAATAATGTGATTTAAGATCTTAGAATAACCAACCCTAGCTGACTTCATTACCGTAACTTGTTCAATATTATTATTAGTAATTGCGTCCATTATGCCCTTCTGGTAGGGGAGTGTGCGCCATCTTCCACCTTCTGCTGAAGATTCTGCACTCAAATACGCATATTCGTCTGCCCACTCACTAAGACTTAACTTTTTTGGAGGTTTGAACGCTAACAACGCTCGTCTTTCTAACTCAAGAATACTCATACTGCTTGTGGCTCCGCTAATTCTTCTAATGCTTCACGAATAATGTCTTCCAAATGATTCATTGCATTGTTATCTAAATCAGGAATCCTTTGTTTTGCCTTCGATGGAACTCCTAATAACTTGGTGCGAGCTGTAGCAACGATATTTTCCCAAGATCGCTGCACTTCCGTCATAGGAACAAGATCATCTTCCTTCTCTTTACGTTCTAACTCCAACAATTCAGCTTTTAAATGCTCAGTCCTAGCTCTGCTCTCCTCATATTCGGGAATTGATTCGTGAGTAATGCTATTCCTTGGTTTTTTTGGCTTTTTATTTGTAGCGTCTATACGATCCATCCTTTGCCCCGCCGATTTCTTCTTTAATTCCTCACGCATCGTGTCGCTATTTATCAATATGTTTCCATTTGCATCTTCCATTGCAGTCAGCTTGCCCCTCTTAACGGACATATAAATTGACTGCAAAGTTACCCCTAACTGTTCTGCTGCTTCCTTTCTTGTAATTAGTGGCATTTCTTTGTTTGGTGTAACAGAAACCTCTGTTTGTTACATTAGCGTATTTTGTTACGTGTGGTATAATGTCCCGCTATCACTGAGCTGGAAATATATAAAGGGGGTGGTTTTTAACAGATGTAACAAACTTGTGGATGTAGTGCCTAGAAAAACTTTGCGGCCTGAAACCACT